CGCACCCCGTTTGGCTTCAATGCCACCTCCTTTGCCGCGGCGGACTTCTCGGCCTTCCAGAACGTGTGGCTGAAGGCCGGGTCCAAGTTCTACTTCGGCGTGGGGTTCTACGGCCACGCGGCGGGCACCATCGTCAACGAACAGTCCTGGAACGACGTGCCTGGCGTCCAGATCGACGCCGATTGCCAGTACGTGCAGTTCTCCGGCGGCGGCATCTCCAGCCCCCGCGGCGAGTGCATGCTGATCGGCGGCGACGAGGTGGACGTGACCGGCATGGTCAATGTCCGCTTCGATCCGCCGAACCGGGCGGGCAAGATCGACACGATCCGAGTGCTCGGCACGGCGAACAACTGGAAGATCAACGACAACACGCTCGGCTCGCGCACCGGCATCGGCGCCCAGTCCCGCTATCAGGTGATGATCGAGCCCGGCGCCCGCAACGGCGTCATCACCGGCAACAACGGTGGTGGCTACTTCCTGGACTTTCTTTGCGATCGGAGCGGCGGCGACCTGGGGAACATCCAGCACCACGGCAACACGGGCGCGCGGTTCTCCGAAGTGGATGGCGTGCGGACGACGCGGTTCGCGGGCGCCCACGCTGACTTCCAGGCGTCGATCGGCTCCGGCGCGGTGAATGGCTGGGTCAAGGTGCGCGGCGGCAACGACTGGACCGTGCCCCCGGCGTCCTGGGTCGTGGTCGGTGACGGCTTCGGCGCCACGGCCAATGTGGTGCTGGACGGGATCGGCGGGCTCAACGTCACCGCTACCAACGGTGGGACCGGGTACACCTGGGCCGAGCTGGCCATCATCCCCGCCGTCACCACCCCGCACATCGTGGCAGCGCGGGTCGACGATTCCCCAGCGCAGGATACGGGCATGAAGGCCTTGGGTGGCGCTGCGGTGGTCATGGGCAACAGCCGGGGCACGGGGTTGTCAGTGGGTGCCGATGCTGGCGCGACCAACTTTGTCGTGGCTCAAGGTCGCCCCGCCGGCTCCGGGGCAGAGCTGCGCGCCGAGGGCACGGACACCAGCATCCACCTCATCCAGGTGGCGAAGGGCCCGGACGGCCACGTTGGGGTGGGCAACGCCAAGATCTTCAATGCCGCCGGCTCGCTCGTCGGGTACGAATGCCGCGTTATCAACGGCACGGTGCGGCTCATTCCCTTCTACGCCACGCCCTGACCATGCCTGTCACCGCGCTGCCCTTCGCGACCCAGAGCTACCCGCTGGAGAACCCGTCCGTCTCCAAGGAGACGCTGATCAACCTGTATCTTGAGCCGCAGCCCGAGACGGCGCGGTCCAAGTTCGTGGTGCGGAATACCCCGGGGCTGTTCCCGTTCGCCTCTATGAACGACAACAACCCGGTCTGCGCCATGGGCGTGCAGGCGACCGAGGTGTTCGCTATCTCCGGGAACGCTCTGTATCGCATCAGCGGCGACGGAACGAGCCTGCTGGTGGGCGTCTGGCCTGGCGGCGGCGATCCCTATCGCTCCTCCATCGCCTGTTCTGACACTCAGGTGGTGGTCTGCACCCCGCCCAACATCTACTACCTCAACGCCGCGACGCTGGTGTTCAACCCGATCATTCCGGAGGAGCCATTCGCCGCGGCCAGTGTGACCTACCTGGACGGGCGGTTCATCTTCTCCGAAGTCGGGACCGGCCGCTTTCACTGGTCCGAGCTGAACGACGCTTCGGACGTGCGCGCCATGAGCTTCGCCACCCAGGAGCGCGCGCCGGACTATCTGCTGGGCGTGCATGCCTTCGGCGGCGACCTCTGGCTGTTCGGGCAGCGGACCATCGAGATCTGGGCCAGTGCTGGCTCGGCCGATGCCCCGTTCCAGCGCCAGAGCGGCGCGGTGATCGAGATCGGCACGCTGGCCAACCGGACGGTGGCTGCAGCCGACAACTCGCTCTGCTGGGTCGGGGATGACCTGATTGTCTACCGATCGAATGGCAGCCAGCCGGCCCGCATCTCAACGGCGGCGATCGAGCAGGAACTGAACGACTACAGCGGCAAGGATAGCACGATCGGCTATGCGCTGTCGCACGCCGGGCACGTCCAGTACGCGATCACCTTCCCGCAGGCCGGGCGGACATGGGTCTATGACTTCTGGACCAAGCTCTGGCACCTGCGCGCGACCCACGCGAACGATCAGGCTTGGCGCGGGCAAAGCAGCGTCCGGTTTGGTGATTTTCAGCTCGTCGGTGACGCGCTGTCTGGCCGTATCTGGCGGGTGGACCACCGCATCTATACCGAGGCCGGCCTCGTCATGCCGCGGACTGCGATCCTGCCGCCGATTGAGGCCGAGACGCGCCGGGCCTTCATGGCGTCGCTGGAGCTGGAGATGGAGGTGGGGGTGAAGGACCCCATCGCCGTGGCTATGAGCTATTCCGACAATGGCGGCCGAGATTGGAGCCCGCCCCAGGTGAAGTCCACGGGTGGGGTGAACGCCTTCAACACCCGTCTGCGGTGGCACCGGCTGGGCAGCTTCCGGCAGCGCATGATCCGCTTCGAGATCACAGGGAATGGCCCGGTTGCCCTGCTGGGGGCCTATGCGGACATCACGGCGGGAGAGTACTGATGCCGATCGAGATGCCGTCGTCGCGGCAGAACCTGACCCAGGACGGCGAACTCTTCCCCAGCATCAAATGGTACGACTTCTGGAGCCGGCTACGGTTCAGCGCATCGGCCGTGGGCGAGACGCGCATGTCCTACGTGCCAGGCGAGCCGGAAGGCTGGCTGCTGGCGGATGGCCGGGCTGTGTCGCGCACCGAGTACCCGGCGCTGTTCGCCGCCATAGGGATCATCTACGGCGCTGGCGACGGCTCCACGACCTTCAACCTGCCCACAGCGCCTGCGGGCGATCCGGGCCCCTACACCTTCATCGTCGCCGCATGAGGTACTTCAACCGGGTATCCGGCAGCGTGGCCGTGGAGCCGATCCTGGCCGAGCTGGAGGCCGCCCCGCACCTCTGGGACGCCTACCGGGAGCGGACGGAGCAGGACGGCGGCCCAATGCAGGGCACCTCCGACATCTGGCTTCGCTACTTCCCGCGGGAGACGCTCACCAGGCCTGAGGCCTACCTGGGCGAGGGGCATTGCGCCTTCTACCCGGCTTGGCACGCGCTGCCGTCTGTGGCGCCGGTTGCCTTTGCGCTCATGGGCATGTGCCAGGGCGTCGAGCTGGGAACCTGCCTCATGTCGCGCATCCCGCCGGGTGGCGAGATCGGCACGCATGTGGACGGCGCAGCCTGGACCGCCCGTTTCTACAACCGCAAGTTTTATGTGCCGCTTCGGACCAACCCGCTCTGCCGCAATGTGACGCTGGATGAGACGGTCGTGTTCCAGGCCGGCGAAGTGTGGGAGTTCGATAATCTCGTGCCCCACAGCATCCACAACGACGGCGACACCGAGCGCCTGAACCTCATCATCACCCTGAGGGACGCAAACGCATGACCTGCGACGGCAACTGCGCGGAATGCCCCACCGCCCTGACGCGCCACGACAGCCAGCCGGAAGGCCTGTCGCCTGCGCTCTTTGGCGGCGTGTTCGTGAAGCCCTGGGTGATGCCGGAAGCGGGGATGATCGTGCCCCAGCATGCCCACACCTACGACCACCTCAGCGCCGTCGCCTCGGGGTCGGTGCGGGTCTGGCAGGACGGCGAGGACATGGGCGTGACCCGGGCGCCTGGTCTGGTTCGCGTGCCGGCGAAGGTGAAGCACTCGTTCGAAATTCTGGAAGCCGGGACCGTGATCATGTGCATCCACAATGCCGCGCACGGCGAGGCGGCCGAGATCCACGAAGAACACGAACTGGTGGAGGCCTGACATGCCCTGGGGTGTAGCCGCGGCTGCGGTCGGCGCAGCAGGGACGCTCTATGCCAGCTCGAAGCAGTCGAGTGCGGTCAAGGGCGCGCAGGAAAGCGCCAACGCCCAGAACCAGCAGGCGCTGGAGCAGCAGGCTGCGGCGCAGCAGCAGATGCGTGCCGACCTGCAGCCCTACACCGCCGCTGGGCTGCAAAGCCTGCCCGCCGCCCAGAACCTGCTGGGGCTGAACGGGCCGGAGTACGCCGCCCAGGCGATGGGCAACTTCCAGTCCAACCCGGGCTACCAGTATCAGCTGAGCGAGGGCCTGCGCGCGGTGGATAGCGGCGCTGCGGCCCGGGGCATGCTGCGGTCTGGCGCGACGATGAAGGCCGAGCAGACGCTCGGCGCCAACCTCGCGAACCAGTCCTTCGATACCTACTACAACCGGCTGATGGGCCTGACCCAGATCGGGCAGAACTCGGCGGCGGGCGTGGGCGCGGCGGGTATCCAGACGGCCAACAGCCAAGCGAACGTGCTGGGCAACATGGCGCAAACGGCGGCTTCGGCCGGCACGGCGCAGGCCAGCATCTACGGCAACACGGCGTCCGGGCTGGGCAGCGCGGTCAACCAGGGCATCCAGAACTACCAGTACGGCCAGCGGACCAACGCGCTCATGGGCCAGCAGCAGCAGCCCTACAATCAGAACATGGGCATCTACTGAACCGTCAATTCATCCTCTGCCAGCCCGCAGCTTCGTAACCGGCGGCGCAAGACCGTGCGGCGGTGTTGTCGATCATGGTCTGGGCAATGGGGAAGAAGGACGGGCCTGAGTTCTTCTCGCACCGCGTGACCTGCCCCGTTGCAGGGTCGCGCAGAATGATCAGTTCGGACTGAGCACACCCGGCCACGAGCACCGTGGCCGCCACCAGAATCCAACGCATCGACGCCTCCACCCCCACGAGCGGCCGACGCTATCATAAGGAGTGCCCATGGCAACCTTCGGTGCAATTGCCTCGGCTGCCCCCAACGTCCTGTTTGATGCGGCCAAGCTCGACCGCGACGTGCAGGGGTTCCAGCGCAATCAGCTTCTCATGCAGAACGCGCAGCAGGACCAGCAGCAGCAGGGCTATGCCCGCGACACTGAGGCGCGGATCGGGCTGGCGCGGCAGTTGTCGAACATGCCGGAGGATCAGGCGGCGGCAGCATGGGGCACGGAGCGGGCGCGGCTGCAGGCTGCTGGCTTCGGGCGCGACCTGCCGGAGCAGTTCCCAGGCCTGGAGCGGCTGAGGTCCGTGGCGGCATCCGACTTGACCACCTTCCAGCGCCTTCAGATCGAGGAAAAGAAGCGGGCCAGCGAGGCGCTGATGGGCGCGCTGGGCGGCATCGTCGGCGGTGGGGCTCCGATGGGACAGGCGCCGGCTATGCCTGTGTCCATGGGTGCGCCGCTGCCGACCGTGGGCGCTGCGCCGATTGGTGGCGGCACGGTGCGCGCGGGCAATGCCAATGCTGCGGCGCTGCGCGACGAAGCGATGCGGACGCTGGAAGGCCCAGCGCTGGAGCGGCGGCTGGCGGAGATCAGTTCCGGCCGCGCCACGGCGCTGACGGGGCAGGGCCCAGATACAAACTATCGGGCCAACCCTGGCGTGAACGGCGTATTCGCCGGGCTTCCTGCACCCGCTCCAGGCGTGCCGGTGCTCGCATCTGCGCCCACCCAAGGCGCTGGCGGCGGCCTCACCCCGCAGCAGCGCGCTCTGATCATGGCGCAGGCGGCATCCAATCCGCAGGGCGCCATCGCCATGGCTGGCCAGTTCGCGCAGCAGAACACGATGGCGCAGGAGCGGGCGCTGGATAATCAGCGGGCCGACCGGCAGTTCCAGGCGCAGGAATCTCAGCGTGGCGACGCAAACCGCCGGGCCGAGGAACAGCTTCGTCTGACGCGGGAGGCCGCGGAGCGGTCGGAGCGGGCGGCAAACCGTCAGGCCGAGATGGCCGGCGTGCCTTCCGGCTACCGCCGCAATGCGGCTGGTGGGCTGGAGGCGATCCCCGGCGGACCTGCCGACAAGCCGCCCGAGACGCAGGCAACCGAAGCCGAACGGAAAGCGGCTGGTTTCCTTGGGCGCATGGAGAGTGCTGAAGGCATTCTCGCCAAGATCGTGGCCCCCACCGATAAAGAGGGCGAAGGGTATAACCCCAACGGCAGCAATTGGGACTGGTGGGCCACCCGGGTTCCTGTCGGTGGAAACTACCTGACGACTGAACCTGGGCAGCGATACCTAAACGCTGCGGCCGAATGGGCGCGTGCGAAGCTGCGCTTGGAATCTGGCGCCGTGATCGGTGACGACGAGGCGCGAGAAGAAGCTCGGACTTATTTCCCGATGCCGGGCGACAGCGCCGCGACCGTCGCTCAAAAGCGTCAGCTTCGCATCACTGCCATGGAGGGTGTGCGCCGGCAGGCGGGGCGTGCTGGCGGGGGAGTTCCTGCTGGAGGTTCCGCGCCTAACGCTGATGCGTCAGGTGCGTCGGCTTCCTCGACCCAGGGAGGCGGGTGGTCCATCCGCCCGGTGCAGTAAATGCCCGACTTCGAGATCACCTCCCCGGATGGGCGCAAGTTCGTCATCACGGCGCCGGCCGGGGCAACCCAGGATCAGGTACTGGCCTACGCGCAGCAGAACATGGGGGCGGCTCCGGCTGCTCCTGCTGCCTCTCAGCGCAGTGCTCTAGAGCAGGCCGTGGCGATCCCGGGGCAGGCTGCGGCGGGCTTCAACGACCGCGCGGCGGACGTGCTAGGCGGCCCGGTTGACGTGCTCGGCCGTGGCCTGCGCGCTGTCGGCGTGCCGGTGCCCGAGGATGCGTTCGGCGGGTCCGAAAGCATCCGCCGCGGCATCCGGTCCATCACGGGGGCGCCCGCTGCGCCTCAGGGTGTGGTGGAGGAAGCCGCTCGCGGTGCGGGCCGTGGCGTAGTGGATGCCGCTGCCTTCCTGGCTCCGGCGGCTGGTGTCGCCCGGCTGGCGCAGGCTGGTGGCGTGGCGTCTCGGGTTGGCGCACAGGCCGCGGCCCTTCCTGGCCTTCAGGTTGGTGCCGCTGCGGCTGGCGGCGCAGTGTCCGAGGCGACCGATAGCCCGCTGGCCGGCGTGGCGACGGCGCTGGCCCTGCCGTTGGGTGCTGCGGGTGCGGCTCGGCTCATTTCCCCGGTGCAGAACACCCTCAGCCCGGCGCGCGCGGCGCTGGTGGCTGCCGCCGAGCGGGAGGGTATCCCGCTGTCGGCAGGGCAGGCGACTGGCTCGCGCGTCCTTCAAAACATGGAGGGATCGTTCGCGCAGCTGCCAGGCACCGCAGGCGCCGAGGCAGCCTTTGCCCAGCAGCAGGCCGGAGCCTTCAATCGTGCGGTACTGCGGCGAGCAGGCATTGATGCCGACAACGCTGGGCCGGACGTCATCAACGCGGCACGGACGGAGATCGGCGGCAGGATCGGCGAAATCGCTGGTCGAAATAGCCTTCGAGTTGACGACGCGCTCGTGAACCGGTTGGCCAGCATCGAGGATGACGTCAGCCGGTATGCACTCCCCGAGATCGTGGCGCCGGTCAAAGCCCGCATCAGTCAGGTGCTGGCGCAGATTGACGAAAATGGGCAGGTGCCGGGGCAGTTCTACCGTGAGATGGACACCGCCCTTGGCCGGGCAATGAAGACGGATAACGGCGACCTTCGGAACGCACTGGGCGACCTTCGGACTGCGCTTCGTGAGGGCATGGACGCCAGCATGAGCGGCCCTGAGGCCGAGGCGTTCCATCTGGCTCGACGCCAATACGCCAATCTGAAGGTGGCCGAAGGGGCGGTGGGTGGCGCTGGGGCAGGGGCGGCTGAAGGCAACATCAGCCCCCTGGCTCTGCGCGGAGCGGTCAACAAGAGCACTGGCAACGAATACGTCTCCGGTCGCGGCGACCTGAACGAGCTGGCCCGCATCGGCCAGGGCGTCCTACGCGCCCCGCCAGACAGCGGCACGGCGGGTCGTGCACAGATGAACCAGCTTCTCACAGGCAATGGATTCTCTGCGGGGGGCGCGGGTGTCGGCGCTCTGATCGGCGGTCCGATTGGCGCGGTGGTCGGCTCCGCAACCGGCAATCTGCTGCCAGCCGGCGTCCGCGCCGTCTACACGAACCCCCTGATGCAGACCTACCTCCGCAATCAGGCGGTTCGCCCCGGCGTGCGGGACGCCATCACCGGCCTGCGGAACAACCTGCTGACCCAGCAGGGCGTCGCGCGCCTGAACGACTAGGGCTCCATTGTCAGGGACTTCGCCGCTTCCCTGCCGTAGCGCGCCCACACGTACAGCTTCATCACCAGCCACGTCCCGCCGAACCCCGCGATCAGCGCGGCCAGGGTTCGGGCGGCTGTGTTGGGCTCGTCGAACGCCCACCAGAAACCGAGAAATCCGAAGGCGCAGGTCATCGCGCACTGAAGAAGCATGGCGGGCATCTCGCCAGCCTAGCGAAGCACCGCATCAGCAACAAGGAGGCAGCTCGTGGTCGCAAAAAGCGGACATGGCGGGCAGGTCGTGTTGACCGGCGAGGCGCAGGCCGCAGCCCGGGGCGCCGTCAGTGACAGCCAGGGCGGCAACCTCGATGCGCGGGAGGCCGCGACGCCCTTGGACAACTACGGCACCCCAAGCCCGGCCGACCCGGTGGACGGCGGGATCACCATCGATCCGCTCATCACCCCGCTGTTTCCCATTGCGGCCAACGACGCTGCGGCGGCTGCGGCGGGCGTCCCCATCGGCGGCTTCTACCGGAACACGGCCGGCGTTCAGCAGAGGCAGGCATGAGCGACAATCCAGATGACATGACGCCAGTCGACGTGCTGTCGGCCCAGGCGGCGAAGGGTCAGATGGACCCGATTCCTGCGGCCATTGAGGGTCTGAACCAGCGGATCCTGGCAGGTCGCGAGGGGCGGCTGGCGCTGACGGCGCGGGTGGACACGCTGGAGCAGCGCGCTCCTGTGCCGGGGCCGGTTGGCCCTACTGGTCCGGCGGGAGCCAAGGGGGCGACTGGCCCGAAAGGAGATGCTGGAGCCGCCGGATCGACCGGTCCTGCCGGGGCTACGGGCCCTAAGGGGGATACCGGTTCTACCGGAGCCACTGGCCCAGCCGGCGCGAAAGGCGACACTGGCACGACGGGCGCCACAGGGCCTGCGGGTCCGCCCGGGGCAACTGGCCCGACCGGCGCCAAGGGTGACACCGGAGCGCAAGGCCCGGCCGGCACGCCAACCCGCATCGAGACCTACACCGCGACCAGCAACGCCTCTGGCCTCGCGACCTTCACGTTCCCGGCCTTCACCGAGATCCTGGACATCAGGATCAAGCCCACCTGGATCGCGGACCAGTACGTCGGCGGCGGCGTCACGGCTCAGACCCTGACCGGCTGCACCGTCCTCGTGAAGCGGTCGCGCGGCACGCTGCTGCTGACCTCCGGGCCGTTCGAAACCGGGCCGACTACCCCCGTCACCATCGTCATCTACGGCCGCTAGCGCCACCACCCTACAATTCGAGGATACCCAGCATGGCATCCATTCCGGGCCGTGGCGCACAAGTGCGTCTGGACGGTGACGCCCAGAAGCTCGCGCGTGGCGCTGGCGCTACCCGCCTTGTCGACAGCCTGGAGCAGAAAGCCGCGCTCGAACGCGCCGGCATCTCGGCCGATGGCTACACGCCGGACGGTTCGACGGTGACTGGGCAGGCGGCTGAAGACGAGGCGCTGACGCCTGGCGGTGTGGTGCCGGATATCGGCACCGTCTCCGCGATCGCGACGACCGCTGCGAACACCGCGGCGACGGCGAAAGTGGCGGAAATCGCGGTTCCGCTGACTGGCGGCACGATGACCGGGGCGCTGACCGTCATCGCACCTACCGCCGACAACCACCCGGCCCGCCGCATCGACCTGGCATCACTGCCTGCGAATGCGGTGGTTCCCACCATCAACGCGGACCAGGGCAACACCCGCATCGCCAATGCCGCAGCGGTGCAGGCCATGATTGAGCGTGTGCAGGGCCGTACTGACACGCTGGCAACGCTACGAGCTCGGGCGGTCGCGGCGCCGGCTGCGGGCAACTTCTCCCTGTGCTTCATGCAAGGGTATCGCGTTCGGGGTGATGGTGGCGAAGGCCTCTTCACGTGGGACACAAACAGCACCCTGGACGATGACGGCGGCACTGTCATCCAACCGACCGCTATTGCCGCCGGCTCCCCGGGCCGCTGGCGCCGGCTCACGATGGGAATGCCGTACAACTTCCTGTGGTTCGGCGCGGTGGCCGGTAATGGCGCAATCGACAACAAACCGTTTTTCGATGCTGCCCTGGCGGCCTGCGTGCGAGACCGGCGGGAAGGCTACATTCCCCCCGGCGATTATACCCTGTCGCCCATTACGCTCCCTGCCGCCTTCCACTCGGTTCGCTGCGGGGGGCGTGATCTGACGACGCTGATCCGCAAATCCGGGGTAACCGCTCGGGGTGCGATGATCGTGCCCTACCACACGCAGCGCAGCCCGAAGTGGACGGGGTTTCGCCTCAGAGGCTTCGCCAGCGATAACGGCGCCGGCATCTATGTCGATGATGCTGTGCTGTACCGCCGCACCTCAGGGGTGACGGCATCCGGCTCTACCAGCATCTTGCTTACGACTGCGGCAACCGCAGCCCTAGTCGGGCTGTACCTGAACGTCGCGGGTGCCCCATCCACCACCCGCGTCACCGCCGTCAGCGGCAACACGATCACCATCGACACGGCGACCACGGCCGCGATCCCGAACAATACCGAAATCCAGTTCGTCGTTGCGCCAAACGCCTACATCAACGCCATCGACCTTGAGGACGTGCTGATCGACAGCATGGTCGGCGACGGCATCTATGTCGGCTCGGGTCGTTCGCTGGCGAAGATGCAGAACGTCACCGTCTCGGCTGCAGGGCAGAACGGCTTTAACTTCTTCCGCGGCCCTGACCACAGGCTTCGCAACGTGTACGCGGGCGACTGTGTGCTGGCGGGGCTGCGCTATGAGGCTGCCACCGACCTGTCGGTCAACCAGTTCGCCTTCTACAATAACGGCGAAGGCATTCACGGCGAGCTGACCAACGCCAACCCAGCGCGTTTCATCGACGGCAGTATCGATGGCAGCAAGACGCATGGTGTCAACCTGGTCGGGTACACCTTCGAGAACACCTCTGAGCTGACGCTGATTCGGTTCTCGGCCAACAGTTCCAGTAGCCCCGGAACCTACTCGGACATCAAGGTGTCAGGTACCCGCAGTGTCGTGGTCGCCAACAACGTCTTCGTATCGCAGGGTTCAGCGACGGTGAAGCACGTTATCGAGTGCGCTTCTATGACCGGGCCGCTGGTGGTGTCCGGCAACAGTTTTGAGCAGCCGAATCGCATCTCCTACGCCGTCTCGCCCACCAACGACTATTGGAGCGCTCCGCTGCTCGGCGCCGCCAAGCAGTTCATCGCGGTCACCTTTGCCGAACTCACTCCCACACGCGCGACAGCCGACCCCGGCCGGGTCGTGCAGGTAACCGACCGCACCAACCGCCTCGCCACTGCCTCCGCTTCTGGAGGCGGCACATGGACCGACGTAGCCGGAGCAACCTTCGCATGACCGTCGCCTTCATCAAGCGCCCCGCTCTAGAGGCGATCAAGCCCACGCATTTCCTGCCCGTCCAGGAGGCGGGCGGACCCGCAAGCCGTGTCAACGCTGCGGTCCTGACCGCCGGCATCGTGACGGCGGCGACCGAGGCGGCTGTGGCTGCCACGGCCTCCAAGGTCACGGCAGAGCAGGTCCGGCAGATCGTCCAGACCCTTCTCGCCGAGCAGGCTGCAGCCGTTCCTGTGGTCACACCGGTCATGAACATCAGCGCGAGCACCCGGACCATCGTCCAAGGCACGGTGCAGAGCGGTTCCGAGCTGGCGGTCGTGACCCTCAGCTCCGCGCTGCCGTCCGGTGTGGCGCCTGTCGTGGTGCCGGATGACGGTCGCCTGGCCGTCTCCCCGCTGCGGAACGGGACGACCTTCTCCGTCTTGCAGGGCACCTCGGCCATCAGCACGGGCACCAGCACGTTCGCCATCAAGCTGGTGGCGGCAGACGGTAAGCAGGTGGGCACACAAGCGGTGCCCTTCGCTGTGACGGTGGAGGCCCCGGTGGTCACGCCGACGCCCGCGCCGACGACCGGCTACTCGGCAGTGCTGACGAATGACCTGGGCCAGTCCTGGACCTACACCACGGACGGCAAGAGCTCGACCCAGCGCAATCTGGCGCAGCGGTACACGGCGGAGGTGCCCAAGAGCTTCGCGGGTGTCAGCTCGGCGCGCATCGTGCTGGACACCTATGCCACCGGCTGGGCTGACTTCGCCCTGCGGAACGACGCCGCCATGATCCTGGACGGCGGGCCCATCAAGGTGTCGATCAAGCTCTACAAGGGCGCTGATCTGGTCGCCACCAAGGCGATGGACACCATCCACCAGTACACGGGGCGGCTCTACCCCATCGGCACGCCGGTCTATCCGACGCTGCCAACCACGGCATCCCTCGAAACGGCGGGCAAGATCCACCGCTACATCGAGGGTCCGGTCACGGAGAGCCGGCTGGCGGCCTATGCGGCGCAGATGACGTCCCCGACCTGGAACAAGCCGGGGGACAGCCGCGGCATCACGCAGTACATGCCGGCCACGGGCGGGCGTGCAGACATCGGCCAGACCACCGACGCGCAGTCGGCCTTCCTGTGCTCGCGCGATCAGCGGGTGTTCGACTACATCGTGGGGCAGGCTGAAGCCGGCGCCGTGATCCCCTGGCACCTGTGGGACAAGGGCAACGGCCAATGGCTGAGCACCGAGTTCTACCCGCACCTCTGGAGCGATGGACGCGGCGGCACCGGCACCCCAGGGGACCGCTATGCCTCGGGTCTGTCGCAGCAGATCCCCAGCAATCAGGTGACGGGCTGGACGCCAGAGAGCGCCCACATGCCGGACCTGTTCTACATTCCCTACATCCTGACGGGGCGCGAGGCTTTCCGCGACAACCTGTTCGGCCAAGCGAGCTGGTCGGTGATGAACGTCTGGGCCGAGGATGGGCGCTTCAATGCCGACCCTCAGCGCGGTTCTGACGGCAACCTGCTGGTCCGCGGCGGGCAGGTGCGGGCCACCGCCTGGGTGATGAAGGCCATCGACAACGCGCTGGCGACGTCCGACGCCGGCTCGTTCGAGCGGACCTACTTCACCAAGGTGTCCAACCGGAACTGGAAGTGGCTGCGCGACCAGACCTCCATCTGGGGCTCGCAGCAGGGCGAGACCTACGGCTTCATCCCGCAGTTCCTGGACGATGAGGGCGGGCTGATCCGCCCCTGGCAGGAGGACTACCTGACCGGCACGGCGGCGGCTGCGGCACGTCGCGGCAACACGGACGCTCGGGCATTCCTGACCTGGAAGGCCAACTATCAGAAGGGCCGGGTCAAGTTCCTCGGCAATGACGGCCCGGCCTACCTGATTAAGATCGCGAACGCCTCCTTCGTCCCCTACGGCACATGGTCGGCCGTGGCCTCGGCGCAGGTAGCGGCGGGCGTGTCGAACGGCTCGGGCTGGTCGCACAGTGATGGCGACTTCGCGCAGCTGCTGATCGGCGCGCTCCGGCTGATCTGGCAGGTGCTGGGCGATACTGAGGCGCGGGACCTGTCGGACCAGCTGTTGGCGAAGAACCCGCCCTATACGGATTCGGCGAGCTACGCCGTGGAGACGCTGAACCGGTTCGAGCGGGCGTGAGGAGCTGACCCATGCCCAAGCGCACCATCAACTACCTGATCCATCCATTCCGGTATCCTGAGTGGGGGGAACTGGTCTGCGCGATCCTGGGTGGTCTGCAGTTCATCTGGGCGCTGTCGTCGTTCAGTGAGCTACAGAACCGGGCCACACTGGCTACCACCATATACCTCTCGCCTGAAGCATGGACGGTCGCCGGCTTATTGCTAGCGGTCGGCCACGTCATGGCGCTGCGATTTGGCGGCACATCGCGTGGCTACGTGGCGAGATTGACCGCTGCCGCCTGCTCGCTCGCCTTCTGGGCACATTTCATCATTTCGTACGTGCTCAATGCGATGATCAACCAATTGCAGATGCCGTTTGTGGTTCCTGCTTTGGCGGCCCCGCTCGTCGCGGGCGCTGTCCTGTGGCGTTTGTGGAGGCGCTATTGAGATGGGCGAGGGTTGGGAGAAGATCATCGCCGCCGTGGGATCGGCTCTCGCCGCTGTTTTAGCCCCTGCGGGGGTTATCTACGCCGCCAGCGTGACACGCTCCAACAAGGCCGCCGAAGCCACCGTGGCCACCTTAACGGCGGATGTTGAGTACCTAGAGGAACGGCTTGAGGCCGAAACCGTCAGCGGCAGGCGCTGGTACGAAGAACTGGTGCGTCTGCATGCCGAGTTGCGCCACGAGCGCGCGGGCCGGCTGGGTGAGCGGCAGGCGCTGATCCGCCAGAACATCGTCAAGGCGGATGCCTTCCTCGTACTGGACCCGATTGAACCGCTGCAAGCCATCATCGACCGCAGCAATCCGGCCCCGTCCAAGGGCTAACCGACGCCGGGGCGGACCCCTAGCATCCTGACAATCTGGAGTGACCCCATGGGAGCCCTGATCCCGGTGGCCCTTTCGCTCGTCCCCTCCCTGGCCCGGTGGCTGGTGGGGGAGAAGGCGGGAGAGGTATCCGCGCGCGTGGCAGGCGTGGTGGAGGCCGTGACTGGCACCACCTCGGCTTCTCTGGCTGGCATCGCGCTAGGCGATCCTGCCAAGGCTGCCGAATTGCGGATCCGCCTGGCCGAGATCGAACGGCAGAGCGAGGCAGAGGAGCGCACCGCCTATCTTGCTGACATCGCCAGCGCCCGCAATCAGACTGTGAGCCTTGCGCAGGCCGCCAGCAGCATAGCCTGGGCAGCGCCGATCATCTCGGTGGTTGTCGTGGCCGGCTTCTTCGCCTGCACCCTGGTGATGCTGTTCGTGGAGCGGACCTGGGACGAGCGCACGGCCGGCCTGCTCAACACCCTCTATGGCGCGCTGATCCTCGGCTTTGGCCAGGTCACGAGCTACTGGCTCGGCTCCAGCGCCGGCAGCAAGCGCAGCGGCGACGCGGTGAGGGAGATTGCGGCCAGTCAGATGGCGGCTCGTGCCCCTGTGGCCATCGCCACCACTGGGCCTGTCACCACGGACAGCCTCAACGATGCTTCGCTGGCGGCGGCGCGGTCATGACCCCAACCGAGTTCCGCAACACCATCATTGAGCCGGGCGCCGACTGGCTGGAGAGGATGGCGGGGGTCCGCTCCACCATCGCAGCCAAGCGTATCCTGACGGCCATCGCCTATCAGGAAAGTGCGATGCAGCACCGGGCGCAGATCGTGTCCGGCGGCGGGGCAGGGCCGGCGCGCGGGTTCTGGCAGTTCGAGCAGGGCGGCGGGGTAGCGGGTGTCCTGCGCCATGCCACCAGTCGGCCCAAGGCGCTGACCGTCTGCGATGCGTGCTCCGTGGCGCCCGATGCGGCTTCCGCGTGGCGCGCGCTGGAGGGGCATGACCTACTGGCCTACTCCTTCGCCCGCCTGCTGCTGCTGACGGACCCGCCGGCTATCCCTGAGACGACCGACGCGGCGTGGGACTGCTACGCCAAGCGGCTCTGGCGTCCGGGCAAGCCGTACCGGCTGAAGTGGGACGCCTCCTGGGCCTATGCGCTGGACCAGTATCCGGCCTGATCCCGCTTGCTTCCCCGATTCGCGCCCAATAGAATTAGGGCGCGGTGGATCTGGATACGGTTGGGGATAGCCCGGCCGTCGCGATGCCAGACCGCTCAGGAGCAACCCGTGCGCTCCTGCCTTCTCCTAGCCACCGCCTCGGCGGTGCGCATTGAAGACCTCCGGTGGAGGCGGCGGGATTGATCACCCGTGACAGGCTTGGAGGGCCTTGCGAGAGCCGCCCGGTGGAGCAATCCCCGGGCGGTTTTCTTTTGCGCTCCGCGTAATTCCTTCGTACGCTTTCGGACATGCCTCTGGTGGGGCGCCTGACAGTCGCCCGACTTGACCCCCCGTCTGTTGGGTGGCTGTCAGGCCTACCCGCGCTTCCAGCGCTTCTCGACCTCGCCCTTATGCGCCGTGCAGGCCCAGATGCCTGGGTTGGTAAGGTCGCCCCCGAAGCCGAACGACCCATACGCGCCACACACCGCGCAGAAATGCTCGAACGGCTCCTGCCGAATCATGCCGACGCGCTGCGGATCGGCCTGGGAGTAGGGCACGGGCGAGGCGGGGCGGTAGGGCTGGTCGGACATCGCGCGACCATAGCGGCGTGCTCAACCGGCGCCAGCCTAGACCTCCTTCGGCATCCTCGCCTCGACCGTATCCGCCCAATCCGGCGGCTGCAACTCGGCCGGCCCAATCCAGTACCCGTGGAGCGAAATGCTGGCCCCGCGCTTCCCGCAGGCGTCGCACTTCAGCCTGTGCTTGGTCTCGATGACGTCCAGCCCGCCAAAGCCCCGCCCCACCATCGTCTTGCAGGCCACGAGGGTCTGGCGCCGGCAGTGCAGGCAGCGGACATCATGCCAGATGCCTTCGCGCGCGTGGTCGGCGTAGGTGGCCCAGGTGGTGGCCTTGGCGACATTTTCTGGCATGGGTTGAGGGTAGGCAGGGAACGGGGCGAGAACAACCGCTTCCGGGGCTGTGTCAGGATTGTGCCAACCAGGGGTGATTCTGGGGCGTCCTGATCCGCTTCTGTTCGCATTGCCCGGGCAGGGCAGCGGGCTAACCCGCTGAAAAGACTATGCTGCTGCAGGGAATCGAACCCTGGACCTCTCCCTTACCAAGGGAGACCAGCAGACAGGTTTTCGCCAGCCTTTACATCGCCTTAGCCGGTGTGGGGCAGGGCAGTGTGGCAGCTATGTGCCACCGCCGGCCTTCCGACGCAAGCTATGTCCTGCGCGGGACAGACCCCACGCCGCGCGAATGGCTGGCAGCATCGAGGCAGGCACCAGCTTAGCGTAGCGCTCGACCTGCGCGATGGTGCTCCACCCGCCCTCATCCCTGAGCGCCATCGGGTCACGCAGGTCGGCATACCGCCACGACGCCCAGGTGTGCCGCAGGGTGTGCGGGCTGACTTCCTCCAGCCCAGCACGCCGGCAGGCTGCATTGAAGGCGGTCTTGATTTGCCCGCCGCTGGTCCGCCCGGTGTCTCTGAAGGGGGCGCCGTTGGCCTGCAGGAACACCCGGCCCTCCCGCCCCGGTAGCGCTGTGAGGGCCGCCGACACAGCCGGCACTAGAGAGAGGACGCGCTCGTTCCCCTGCTTCTGCCAGACCTTGGCCCTGCCGTGCTCCAGGTCCACATCGGGCCATTCGAGCTCTAGGGCCTCGGACAAGCGGACGCCCGTGCCAACGAGGAAGGCCAGCAGGGGCTTTAGATGCGGGGTGGCCTTCGTATGCAGGGCACCGAACTCGGCCGGCGTCAGCCACCGGGTCCGCTTTACCCCGGTCGCCCCTTTTGGCTTCTCGAAGGTCGGAACGGCGCACCAGCCGCGGCGGGCCGCATGACGCAGCACGGCCTGCAGCGGGACGATGACGTTGCGCTGCTTGGTGGCTGGCGCCGCATCCGGCCGGCACAGCACCCGCACCGCCTGATCCAGGGCCACCTGGTTGATCTCCCGCAGCAGCTTGCCGTTCATCACCCGGGTTAGCCGCTCCAGCAGCGCGACCGTCCCGGGCTTTTGTGGGTTGGCCTCCAGATAGGAGGCTATGGCGTCACCCCACTCTACGACCGCTTCCTGACCGAAGACGGATGCGCGATGGCGCTTTTGCCCCTCTGCGGCAAGAACCTGTTCTGCTTGGCGGCGCTCAGTGCGGCCAGTGCTTTGGCGGATGCGTTGCCCATCAACTGTGCCGGTAATCCACCAGACCGACGAGCCGGTGCGGCGGGTGAGCTTGAGGGGCATCTAAGAGCTTCCATCAGCGACTGATAGGCGATGTCGTCGTATCGAATGGCGCGGCCAGCGCGGAGGACCGGGATGCGGTGTAGGGCCTCCAGCTTCTGGACATGACGCAGGGAGACGCCGAGACGGTCGGCCACCTGCTGGCGGGTTAGTGCGGCCTCACCCATCCATCCCCTCCATCTCCGCGATCATCCTGGCCTGATACCAAGCCGCCTTCTGTGCATCCTCGACGGCCGAGCCCTTCAGCCCGGCGCGCCAGTTGTATTTGATGACCTGGCCCTTGCAGTAGGCCACGAACCCCTCCCGCCCGAGCGCCGCGCGGATGGCGTCGATGCACTCGATGCTGCCGGCCGTGTAGTGCGGCGGGCTGTTCACCATGTCAGGCATCCGAGCCTCCCTGCGTTGCGGTGGCGAGTGCGGCTTCAGCCTCCTGCATCGGGCAAAGGGAGACGGGAGGATTTGCGGCAGAGCAATCCCCTCCACAGACAGGGCAGCCGTAGGACTGGAACGCCCGAAGCGCTTCCCTCAGCGCCTTCTCCCGCACGCTCGGGCTATCGGCTCCGATATTGGCGGGCGGGGGTGGGGCGATCTGCTGGTCAATGATGGCGCGCACCTTCAACAGCGCATCGCCATCCACAATGACCGAGGCATCATCTCCATAGCAGAAGCTGACGCCTCCTTTCCCGACCGGGTAAACTGTCAGAACTTCCCGCTCTCCGCTCATGGCGCAGGGTATGCGAACGGCATCAGTCATACGCGCCTCCTAACACCAGCCAGCAGCACCAAGGCCCCGGCGAAGATTGCGATGGAGCTCGACGGAAGGGGACGGGCCGCGGCGACAGGAGCCGGAACCACCGGCACACCGCCACCCCACACCGGCAGCATGAAGCACACGAGGCCTGCAGTGACCGGCACGGACGCGATCTTGGCGACAGTCGCCACGCCCGCAGGACGAGCCACCCGGCGGATCGGGCGGGAGCCGCGGCGGGTGATGGGGATGCAGAAGGGGAGGAGGCGGATCATGGGGTGCCTCCCAAGACGCGCTGCCTCAGTGCCCTGGCATCCCACAAAGCGTTGTGCTGTACGGCATCCTTAAGGGTGGTGGGATAAGCGTCTATCCTAAGCATGCTCATGTCCATGCTCGGCAAACTCACCATCTCGCCCGGTCCGGTAATGACCAAAGAGCAGAGGTGGCGTAAGTCATCAGGCCAATCTGAGATGACCCATGGGCGCTGATCACCACTCATGAAGTCAGCGATCATCCGCCCCCACGCACCGGTGTCGGAATAGACAGGAACCGCGCCCCGAGCCGTAATAATCGGGATGACGTTCTGGCCGACCCATGGCTCTGGATGCGGGCAATCAGTTGCAACGTACAGCTCACGACCATCCTCAGCGACAAGCGCCAGGCTGATGAGTTCTCCGTAGAATCCGTTGAATTCGGTATCGAGGAAATACTTCACTTCCAGAACCCCTCACGCTCGGCTTCACGCGCCGCCTCCCAGCCCGCTGCGAACGCCTCCTGGTGCATCACATTGAGCCCGTGCTGTGTCGCCCAGGCGCGGTAGGCCTCCCGGATTTCAGGAGGCATCCACGACAGGGGCTCGGCGGAGGGGTGAGTGGGGGCGGTCATGCGGCCTCTCCTTCATCCGCCGGCTTAGCCCACACCGTCTCGTAGAACGGGTTCGAAGGCTGGCACGCGTCGCAGGCGTCTGACAGCAGGCCATCATGCTTCTTTGGGATCGCCCCGAAGATGGACTTGGCCAGCGCACGAGAGAGAAACATCTCCCTTCCGCAGATGCAGCGGAGCTTGATGTCGCTCATTCCGCGTCCCCCTGCTCATCGGCCAGCGCGTCCAGCTTGTCCGAAGCGATGCCCTGGACCTTCTCCACAGCGGCGGCGTCGATGGCGTCCAGCGCCTCGAAGTGGGGCTGCATCTCGTTGCGCCATGCCACGACCGCTTCGGCGTTCTCCAGCTTCTTGATGGCGGCCTCGCACCACTGGACCCACTGCCGCGCGTCCTTGGCGTTGCGGGGGTTCATGTTGGGATCGAGCATCGGCCAGAGCTGGGCCGGGGCCTCCATGGCCGGCGTCAGGTCCACCACTGCAGCGCGCGGCGCGTTCTCGGCCGGCATGTCCATCGCTTCCTCGGCGGTAATCACACCGCGGAGGGCATCAGCGAACTTGTCGCGGATGGCGAAGCCGCGGGCCCGGAGCTGCAGCATGCGCTTCGGGTACTGCTGCCAGGGACCAGACTTGCCCCACAGGCCCGCCTTCTTGGCGTCCTCGACGGTGAACACCGCCTCGTGCCACTCCGAGCCGCGGCGCTTCACACGGCACACGCCGGCCATGGCATCGCCTTCGCCACGCACGCTCTCCTGGTGGCTCTCATAGGCCGGGTGGCCCTGCACCAGCGCCAGGGCGGCGTCACCCCAGATGGACGGACGGCCGTTGATAACGGCGATGTTCTGCAGGGCCTGCAGCGGGCCGAGGCCGACCTCGGCGCCCCACTGGACGGCGACGAGGATGTTGGCCGGCTTCCCCTGGAAGTCCTTGGGCACCATCGTGCTGCTGGACAGCATGTCCGCGAAGCGCATGGCTTCCTGGAAGTTGCTGGGGGCGAGGCTGCGGCTCTGGGTGGAGACGGGAACGAGGGCGTTCATGGCTTATGCCTTCCGGCTACGGATTTGCAGGTAGGGCGCGGCGTTCCCGAGCATTGCGCCCGGCACCTGCAGCCCCTCTTTGAGGGCGGCCTTGATCTCGGCCTTGTCGGGGATGGCGGGCGGCGTCCGCATGAAGCGGGCCGGCACTTCCCCGGTGATGACGACGGCCGGCGCACCCTGCGCCCAGCCGATGGTGTGGTGCTCGGTCTGCACCCCGGCGGCGCCAGCCTCGATCATCGCGTCCAGCAGCGCCTGGCGGATGGCCTTGGCGTGGTCGGAGGCAGATGCCGCCGCTTCCTCCAGCGCGAGGATCAGGTTCCCTGCGGTACGGAAGGCGCCGATCAGATCCTCAGCCCGCGCCACGTCGTCGGCGGCCATCTGGACCAGCGCCGGCAGGGTGTCGTTGCCGGCCAGGGGGCTGCACCGCTGGCGCAGGGCGTCCCGGATGGGGAGGGAGTGGTCGGCCATCACCCGACCCTCCCCATCTCACGAGCCCTATCCCGCAGCCGCTCGACCTTCTCCCGCGTCCAGCCGAACCAGTCCATGATCTTGGCGTTGGTGTCGCCGGCCCGGATCATGCGGATGGCCTCATCCTGATCCGACGCCGCAACACGGTTGATCGGGCACTCCTGGCGGGCTGCCAGCATGCCGCGTCGCCCGGCTTCGGCCACCTTGGCGCGCCAGGCGTCGTTGTGGAGGAAGTGGGTCATCAGCCGGCGTCCTGCACGGGCAGGAACTCGTACTCGACGGGCTGCGGCACCACGGGCTTGGCGCGGTATTCGAGGCCGAAGGCATAAAGAATTCGCTCAAAAGCGCTGAGCATGCCTGCCTGCGATGTGGTGCGATGGGGCTCAACGGTCAGCCGCACCACCTCCGCCTTCGCCAAGGTCAGCGCGGGGTGTTCGGTGGGAGTGGCGGGTTCGATCTCTTCGTCCAACGCGCAGCACTCCTGCCCGTTATCCCAGATCACGCCGTGCGGGCTGAAATCATCCTGGATGGTGCCAAAATCGCCCGGCATGTATCGCGCTTGCCCACGCTCGCTGTCGTTTGAGACGCACCGCACCCGGTCGCCCTTCTGGAACTTGCTCATCACTCAGCCTCCACCCCGCCGCGCACCGGCAGCGGGAAGACGTTGTTCTTCTGGGTCGAGCGCAGCTGCGCCCGCAGGATTTCGAGGCGGCGGGCGGCTTCGTGCTGCTCGCGCTGCCACATGCGACGCTCCACCGGGTCGGTCGCGTGCTGGCCGGCGATGCGCATCTCGGAGACGAGCATCTGCGCCAGGGCCAGGGGGTGGTGGGTGATGATCCCCATCAGCCGACAGCCTTGGTGATGGCGGCACGAATACGCGTGCAGATGTTATCTTCGTAGAAGTCATCATCCATGTAAGAGCAAGCATCGACTTCTTTGGCAGCGCCCTCCAGCGCGCCCAGGGCCGCCTCAAGCATACTCAGAAGCTCCGGCGCCGCCGCGATCAGGCGGGCGTTGGCTTCACCTTCGGGGCTGGTGCGACGGCTGATGCCGCCCCAATTGGTGACATTCTTGTTGCCCACCGCAGCGGGCGCTTCGATCTGATAGGGGCGCCCGCTAGAGCGCCGAATCTGCCAAGGCCCCGGCGTATGCTTTGCAATCACACCCACGAGCTGATCCCCCACGACACGACCAGGAAGGTCACGAAGCCCAGGATCGACGCGTTGATGATCCCGAGCGCGGCATCCAGATCGTGCGGCACCCGGTCGCCGTTGCGCTTGTAGGCGGCGCGGTATTCTTCGACGGTCGGCGTGATCGGGGCGCCGAAGTCGAGGGTGTCCAGGCGGGTCATGCCGCAGCACTCCGATAGGTCATCGCGTTGAACATCGCGTCCGCAGTCGTCTCGATGCGCGCGGCCTCAGCCTCGTAGTGGGCGGACAGGTTCGCGCTCTTGCCCTGGGCGGCGACGCGGTTGGACGCGGCCTGGTCACGCAGGGTCGCGATGACTTCCACGGCGATCTCGTAGGGGAGGCAGGCGAGGGTGGCGGTCACGACGCGGCCCCAAACAGCAGAGCCGCAGCGGAGTGCATCGCCTTCAGACAGGCGGCCTCGGCCTCGGTGTCGCCATCGCGGATGGCAATGTCGAGCGCGAGGCTGATGGCGTTCTCGCCGGCCTCCAGCGCATCGCGCGCATCGTCACGCGCCTTCTGGACTGCGACTTCAGCGAAGTAAGCGCGAGTGGCGCGGCTAAGCGGCGCGTCGGGGGCGTACTGGGGGGAGACGTTGTCGGGGTAGTGACCCATGAAATCCTCCACTGCCCTGCGTTGGGCGTGAGAGGATTATGGTGCACAGCGGGTGCACTCGCAATGGAAAAGTGCATGCCGAGTGCACTTTCTGTGAACCGACCTTAACCTGACGCAGTGAGCGGCTTCTACCTATCGTAGTCTCAAAAATAGACGGTGACGGGCACGTAATGGCGTGTCAGGTTCACCTTACGTTCTCTCACAGGGCTGCAGCAAGAGGGTCCAAGGAACATGCAATCGAGTGCGTGGAGACGTTCTAGGCTTCCTGGCGAGGCTCCGCCGTCTGATCCACTGGTGCCAGTGCGTCTGATAGGATCAGATCCCCAATCCGCTTCGGAAGACCCGAAGGATCGCCCAAAAGGACGAAATCGGCAGTCACCCCGGTAGAGCGGAAAAACCGATACAGGGGGTAGTGCATGGGATACGCCGTACCCCTGATCCAGTTGCCAAGGTGGTTCTTGGTGACCCCCATGATATCGGCAGCCTGAACCTGGTTCAGCTTTGCGGCGTAGATGGCGCGCTTCAAACGATCACCAACGGCGCGCCGATGATCGCTTTCTGTGAGTATGAGTATCTCCATAGCGCTGGATAGTGCACTGAGCGGAAAACCACGTCGGTGCACTATTCCACTTGCGCGTTGGTGCACCTCAGGTGCACTATGTCGCCTATGGATGCACTCGCCCTTGCCATCTCCAAAGCCGGAAAAGCCGCCGATCTCGCGCGTGCCCTTGGGATCACCAAGAGCGCCGTGAGTAACTGGCGTCGGCGGGGTCACGTCCCTGCTGAGCAGGCGATCATGATCGAGGAGCGTTACGGCGTTCCCGCGCGTGATCTTCATCGTCCTGCTTCCAAGCTAGGGGCGGCGGCGTGATGTCAGTCCACGTCGAAGGGGTGGGGTTCGGGCCAGGGTCCGTTCCTCTCGCGCCAATCTCTGATGAACAGATTGATCGCGATCTCCTGCTGTTCCGCATGGCGCGCCTGCTTGTCGAGGGCTCGGCCAATCTCCTTCAGCTGTTGGCTGACGGTGAAGCCGTTCCAGACCAGTGTGGCCACGCAGAGCGCAATGAACCAATCCATGTCGGTTTCTCCTTCGGGGTGAACCGGGCATGATCGGCAGGTTTCGCAACGCTGCGAAAGCGATTCTATTGGCCATCTGGGCGCCCATCGACCGGTTCCTCCGTAGGTTCGAGGACGACTACGAGGGGCACGATTGATGTTTCCTCCGCGCCCCCGTGGCCGCCTTGCGCCTGAGACACTTAAGAAGCTCCGGATCTCGACTGTCGCTCATTGCGTTCCGGGTCAGTCCTGGCCCAGCGCAGTGATCTGGTCGCCCGACATGGACGCGATGTTGCTCAGCGTCCTTGACGCCGGTCGCGGCATTGTCGCGGCGGGGAAAGCGGTTGGCGTTCACCCGGACGTGGTGAAGCGGCGGTTCGCTGTTCTTCGTCCCGGAGTTCCGGTGCCGCTGGGCAAGCGCGGGCCGCGGCGTGGCCTGTCGTCCGATTACTGGCCTTCTAACGGCGAAGGGGGAACGCGCCAACGTCCCCCCATCAAAGCCGTCTGTTCCGAAGTCCGCAGCGTCACTGCTCATGCCCCCGATATTGGAGCACCCGAGCCGTGACGGCTACGACGCAAGCTTACACCAAACTGCCATTTCCGGTGCCCTCCGTCGCCCGCGTGGCCTCGGTGATCCGCACTGCATTCACCGGTCGCGGCGCTGCCAAGCGCGTCGCCTCCGCTGTCGATGCCCATCCCCGCACCGCCTCGACGTGGCTCTACGGCCAGGCCGCCCCGCGCGCGCCTGAGCTGATCGCCCTGATGGCGGCCAACGAACAACTCGAACAGCAGATCGTGGCCATGGTCCGCGGTCTGAGGGAGCAGCACCCTTGCCCACCTCCTACGACTTCACCACCGGACGCTGCGGCTTCGGTATCGACCGCAGCACCTTCCCGCCTGGATACCGTCTCGGCCTGATCACCCTCCGCATCTTCGCGGATGGCCTGGACAAGCACATCGCCAAGCTGGTCGATGCCGAGCGGCTGAAGACCGAGCAGAAGCACCACACCCGCCTCCGGCTGATCATGGGCGATGTGGCATGAGCGCGTTCGTGGACCAGTCCCGCACGCTGCGCTCCGAGATCGACCGCCTGGGCAAGTCGCCGGTTCGGCGCCTGCAGTCCCTCGGCCGCCTCGCACCGGGCACTATGAACAAGACCGAGGCCAAGTACGCCGCGCACCTCGACCGGCTCAAGTTGGCGGGTGACGTGCTCTGGTACGGCTTCGAAGCCATGACCTTCAAACTAGCGCACGACTGCCGGCTGACGCCCGACTTCATCATCCTGCGCCCCGACATGTCGCTGGCCGCCCATGACGTAAAGGGTAGCCCGGCCATCGTCTCGGACGACGCCAAGGTGAAGATGCGGGTGGCCGCGAACCTGATGCCGCTGCCGTTCTTCTACGCCTTCCCGCGCAAGGGTGGTGGCTGGGATCTGGACGAGGTGCATCCGTGACCGAAGCGCTCGACAAGAACGGCCTACTCCGCGAGCTGGGCCGCCAGGTGGCCGGCGCCGGTTCGCAGTCCGCCTTCTCCCGCAAGAGTGGCATCCCCCTTTCGCAGATTAGCGAAGCCCTGAACGGCCGCCGCCAAGTCTCGGAAGGCATGGCCAACGCAATGGGGTTCGCCAAGGTGGACCGCTACGTGCTCGTCCGCAAGGTGAAGGTGGGGGCCACATGAGCCGCACCGACGCCTGGATGCCGCTCTACATCGGCGACTACCTCGCCGACACGATGCACCTGAACGCCCAGGAGCACGGGGCCTACCTGCTGTTGCTCATGCACTACTGGCGTAACGGCCCGCTGCTGGACGATGACAAGGTTCTGGCCGGCATCTGCCGCACGAGCAAGACGACGTGGGAGCGACACATTGCTACCGCCGTGCGCGCCTTCTTCGTCCACGAGAATGGCCGTCTCCACCAAAAAAGGATGGATGTTGAGCGCGAAAAAGCCGCACAAATTTCGGCCAAAAGGCGCGAGGCAGGTTCACGCGGGGGTGCTGAAAAAGCAGCGCGTGTTTCCAATGAAATCAATACCCCCGCTGTAGCAAATGCTAAGCAAACGCCTAGCAAACGTGTAGCAAATGAGTGGCAAAAGCCACCACACGCGGGTGCGCGCGCGTCCGCGTCACCTTCACAGCTACAACTACCTAAGAAAGATACAGAGGCTAACGCCTCTGCCGAGCCTGTCGGCCCGGCGCCGGCTGACGCCCCCGTTCCTGATGCTCGTACCAGCCTGTGGCGAGAGGGCTTGCCCCGCCTGCAGCGCCTGACGGGGAAGCCGGCCGGTTCCAGCCGTACCCTTCTCGGCGACCTCGTGAAGCGGGCAGGGGACGACTGCGCTCTGGTCAGCGCCGCCCTGTTCGAAGCCGAGCAGGCACGCCCCATCGAGCCGGTGCCTTGGCTCATCCGCACCATCCAGTTTCGCCGCGGCGATCTCCGCCCGGCCACCACCGACAAGCCCAGCAAGCTCGCCTGGATGACCCAGGACGACGACGCGCGCGGCTCCCGCTTCGACTTCGACGGCTTTGCCGAGGAGATCCACCATTGAACCAGATCACCACCATGGGCGGCGCTGGCACTCTGGCCCCCGTCACCCCCCAGGTCGCCATCTCCCCCGAGCTGCGCGCTCGGCTGAGCGATGCGCTGGAGCCCACCTATCCGCCGGCGCCCGGCGAAGAGTTCGGCTTACGCAAGACGCCCATCGCCCTGACCGGCAAGGAAGCCGAGGAAGCGGATTGGGTGGCGTTCGAGTTGGACCGTCTCCTGTCCCGCGCCGTTGCCCCCCAGACGGTCGCCGCTTGGCTGAAGGTCGTCAACGCTGCGGTCCGCAATCCGCAGACCAAGGAGGACTTCCAGGCCAAGGCCGCGGCCATCGCCATGGTGTGCGACGGTCTGCCCGAGGCGTGCTTCACGGCCGAGAGCCAGCGCCAGGCGATGGCCAAGTGGCAGTTCTTCCCCTCGGCGGCCGACGTGGTGGCCGCGGTGCAGCCCATTGCGGACGAGTGGCGCCGCAAGGCTGCTGCCCTGCGCCGGATGCCCCGTGGCCGACAGATCCAGGCCGATCAGGACGACGTGGTTCCGATGCCTGACGAGGTTCGTGCAGCGTTCTCGGCTCGCATGAAGGCCCTGCGCGGTGAGCTGCTGGCTCAGGAGCGCGCCCGGTACGCCCCGGCCGACGAGCGCCCCAAGACCGCCTACCTGACGCCGGACCAGAGCAAGGCCGCCTTCGCCAAGATCGCCCAGGGTGGTGGCCCGTTCGCTGGCGCCGCGCAGACCGCGCTGAAGAACCTGCATGGGGAGCAGGGGGCGTGAGCACCGAGCGCCCCGAGGGCTGGTACTGGGTCCGCCTCGACGAGGACAATGTCTTTCCCGAGCGCAACGAGCCGGCCCATTGGGAAGGCGGCTGCTGGTGGGTCATCGCCATGAGCCTGCCTGCCGAGATCCCCGATACTGACGTGCTGGGCCCGGTCGCTCCGTTCGTGCGGGGGCGGTCATGACCATCGAACAGGTCATCCAGCGCCGCCTCTCCATGGGCGCCACCTTCCGACCCGATGGGGCAGGGATCACCATGGAGTTGCCCGGTCAGCCGACATCTTGGACCCGACGCGACCTCTGGGATGCCGCTACGGGCGGCCTGGTTGAGGCGCTGGGGCAGTCTGGGGTGGTGGCCGCTACCCCTACCGCGGAGAAGCCGTCAAACGACTTGGTGGCGTTCCTTGGGCTGGCGGGATTCCGGGCATGAGCGCCGCCGTTCTCTCCGGAGACCCCAAGGTGCTGGCCGTCGCCGTCATAGCGCAGGCGTTCGCGGACATGCGGTCTGCCATCGGGTGCATCGGTACCCAGACCGGGGGCGGATACGTCCCCGTGTCCGAACGCTATGAGGCCGTCCACTTCCTGACCGACGTGGTCGGCGCCTGGGCCGAAGCTCGCAACCTTTGGGCCGAGATGGCTGACGTCGACCCCGAACACCTGCGCGACGTAGCCCTGGCCGAGATCAACGCGCCGCCCAAGCAGCGCCGCCGGGTCATGCGTCGCGCCACCCCAAACCACACCGATACGCGCGGGTCCGCCCCGCAGGAGAGCGTGCGATGAGTGCTGAGCAGATCGCGAAGAAGCTGACGCCGGTTCAGCGCAATCTCCTTGTCAAGCTGAAGCCAATAAGGGGCGGCCAGAAGATTACCATCGCAAACGGCGCTCCTGGCCCACTCACTGTGCTGGGTCTGGAGGACCGGGGTCTGTTTGTCTGTCGGCTAGATCAAGATGGGTGGACTGTCTGGCTGGGTGACATCGGCCTCGAAGTCCGCGCCATCCTCGCAGCCCAGGGCCCCCGCGCGTGACCGGGGCACAGAGCAGCGAGCGTGTGACGCTGGCGCCGTGCCCCTGGTGCCATGACACGTGGGTCAAGGTGTTTCAGGCGCCTGCTGGGTGGACGGTACTCTGCGGGTCGTGCTGGGCGACCGGGCCGGGACGCAAGCTGAAGGCCGAAGCCATCGCCGCCTGGAACCGCCGCGCCGCCCTGAGCACCCCCGCCACCACGGGGGAGGGTGAGAGGTTACGACGCGCCCTTAGCCTAGCCTTGAAGTGGCTCATTCAGTACGAGCCAGGAGATAGCCGCGCGGTTTCGGATGAGTTCGTGGCAATGGCGGCCATCGAGGCTGGTTTGGGTGACGCGTCTTGTGACGCGATCATCAGCGCAGCCTTGGAGCGAACCGACCTCGCCGCCCTGCCCCCCAGCAGCGGGTGGGAGGCTGGGGCGAATGTCCTGGAAGTCCTGCAGGACGCTGAGGAGGCGCTGATCGCGGCCGATCTCCGGTCCGACAGCCACATGGCTCGGCTGTTGCCGATCATCCAAGACTGCATCATCCGAGCGATCGCAGCGCGGGAGGCCAGGAATGGCTTTGTAGCGTCGCGATCCGATTGGGCGGCTGGGGCGGAGGTGATGCGGGCGTTGGAGACCATCGTCGGCATGAAGGACGTTGGCATGGGATACCTCATGCGGAGAGAGGCTCAACGAGCCATTGACGCCATCCGCGCACTCCCCCTCCCGCCGCCGCCGTCGAGCGAGGGCGCGTGATGCCGCACGATCCGACCCAGGCCAAACGGCTGGCGCGCATGGAGCAGGTAGACGCCATGACGCCAGACGTTCGCGCATGCGTCCATGAGTTCGGCCTCTCCATCGTGAACGCTTTTCTACAGGCCGGCGTCACTAAGGGCCGCCATATCAGGCACATCGTCATGTGTATCCGGCAGGGTTCGTATCAGTCCCACAGCGACGGCAAGGCTTTCCGCCTGCAAGCCCTGGCAGCCACTCAGGAGACCCCCCATGACGCATGACAGGGCACTCGTGCAGGCTTTGGCGCGGGCAGCCATCGCGGCCAACGAGATGGGCAGTGATGCCCAAGGGCGGGCGATCCTCGACGCTATCGAGGCGCAGGGGTGGGTGGTGGTGCCGGTGCACTACAACGATGCGATGATGGCAGCCGCCATCAGCGCCCATGAGAGTAACGCCAACTGGCAGGACCTAGATGAGGTGTGGCACGCCATGCTCGCCGCCCGCCCCGGAGCCCAGCCATGAGCATGGACCCCAACATCAAGCCGGGCGCCCTGTGGATGGTCTATCGGTTGGGCTCGCGTAGCAGCAATCGGACTGTGGTTAGGATCGGCCCAGGACCCCGGCGCAGTGGGTATTGGACGACCCATGGCGACGGCATCTTCTACCGCGACAACCGTGGCACACAGTGGTGTTCGCTGGCGGCTTGGCGGAAGTGGGTCCGCAATCATGACGCTAGGCATGCTGGAACCACCCAGCATGAGCCGGCCCCATGAAGCACCACTTCACCCGCGGCCTCTCCCGGTCCCGCCATCGCATTCGGCATTCCGCCGCGATGTGCCGGGAGTGGAGGTGGCTGAACCCGAGGCCGGCGAACAGCCAGAGGCACGGTAAGCCCCTATTATCGTGCCCGATCAACGACGCCGCCACGAATGACACGCAGGAGGACCGGGGATGATCCGCGAAACAGGTTGGTACTGGGTCAAGCTGGATGTCGAGGACGAATGGATCATCGCCCAATGGTGCCCGGAGCAGGTCTCGTGGGACCATGACCCTGGTTCCATTTTTGGCTGGTCCTTAGACGACACCGCCAAAGCGGATAAAGACATTGCGGCCATCGGTCACCGTATCCTTCCTCCGGCAGGGGAGGCCGAGCTATGAGCCGCCACGGTCTGACGCTGCCCATCGGCAGCACCCGCCAGTCCTACGCCTACGTGTGCACCGACGCCGACCGGGACCGCTATCTGGCGACCGTCCAGGCGTCTGACACGGCGGAGGTTGTGACCCGGCCGAGCGGGGAGCCGCGGCGCCTCGACCAGTCCAACGGGGAAGGCCAGGCCGGCGGCTGGTCCGATCGCCAGCGCAAGGCCGCCTGGCAGCTGGAGCGCCATTGGCGTGAAGCCCTGCCCGGCATGGCCAAGCCCGCCGGCTACCGGTCCCACACGGGCCAGGACATGTCCGGCGAGCACCACCTGTCGCCCGAGGAGCAGGAGGCCGCCGCAGCCGCGTGGCGGGCCTACAGCGCCGGGATGGACGAGGTGTTGCGCCAGTGTGGCCAGCGGCACCGGGACGCGCTGTTCGCCGCGGTGATCCAGAACGACGCGCCGGGGCTGGATCGGGCGTGGAGGGTGAGGGAGTGCCTGAGCGTGCTGGCTGACCATTGGAGGGTCAAGTGATGTTGGACCGCAACATTTCTTGGTGGCAATGGCTACTGTGGGGCCTCGCGTTCGGGTTCGGATCGAGCCTTACTGCGGGCGTGCTGCGCTGGATTGGAGGGTGAAGTGATGGGGTGGCGGCCGATAGAGACAGCGCCGAAGGATGGTGGGCCAGTCGATCTCTGGATAGTTGAGGAGGGGTGCGGTGAGCGCCGGTTGACGGATTGTTGGTGGAATGGAATGTGGTCTTATAGAGACGAGCTGCGTCGCCTAGGCCCTGTTCCTGAACACTGGCGCATCACCCACTGGATGCCGCTCCCTAACCCGCCCCTTAACCAAAATCCGGTTGACATTCCATCTTCTCAAGATTAGCATCACAGCCACTCGGATAACTGCGCCCGGAGCCTGGAAAGGTTCGCGGGCGTTTTTGCGTTCTGGAGGGTGGTGTGACTGGCTGCAACCTGTGCGCGAACGGCTGTGGGGGCTCGCGCTCCGACTGCCCCGTGGCAGAGTGGGAGCCGCCTGCCTCGCCTACCGGAGGCGCACATTCGACCTATAGCCGGGCTGTGGCGGACGAGATCTGCCATCTGCTTGCGGACGGGCAAACGCTGCGGTCCATCGCCCGCCGAGAGGGTATGCCGACCCGGCAGACCATCCGAAGCTGGATCGTCAAGGACTACGACGGCTTCGCGGCCAAGTACGAGACGGCCTACCGCCTGGGGCTAGATGAGATGGCGGACCAGATCCTCGATATCTCGGACGACGGCACCCGCGACTACAAGATGGTCGATGGCCGCGAGGTAGTCGACAGCGACCATATCCAGCGCTCTCGCCTGCGGGTCGATAGCCGGAAGTGGCTCCTGGCCCGGCGGCTTCCCAAGGAGTTCGGGGACAAGGTGCAGCACACCGACGCCTCGGGCACTGGCAACATGGTTCTGGAAATCCTGACCGGCGTCCCCCGTGACGACGACCAGAAAGCAGATTGATCTAGGCTACAGGGCCAGGGGGCAGTTCAACGCCTTCCACCGCCGCACACAGCGCTGGGCCTGCCTCGTAGCCCATCGGCGTGCCGGCAAGACAGTGGCCTGCATCGCGGACCTCGTGGACCATGCGCTGCGATGCCCTAAGCCGAGCCCACGCTTCGCCTACGTCGCACCCTACTTCGTACAGGCTAAGGACGTGGCGTGGTCCTACCTGAAGCGGTTCACGGCCCCGATCCCTGGCGTGCAGTTCAACGAGGCTGAGCTTCGGGTGGACCTGCCAGGCGACCGGCGGATCAGGCTCTACGGCGCCGACAACTACGACCGAATGCGCGGCGTGTACCTCGATGGGGTGATCCTCGACGAGTACGCCGACATGCCGCCGGCAGCCTGGGGCGAGGTGATCCGCCCGGCGCTGTCCGACCGACAGGGCTGGGGCGTCTTCATCGGCACCCCCAAGGGCCGCAACACCTTCTGGGAGGTGTGGGACAGGGCGCAGAACGACCCGCAGTGGTTCAGCGTCATGCTCCGGGCCTCTGAGACGGGGCTACTGCCGCCGTCCGAGCTGGAGGCCATCAGGGCCGAACTGACCGGCGAGCAGTACGAACAGGAAATGGAATGCAGCTTCGACGCTGCGATCCTCGGCGCCTACTACGGCAAGGAGATCGCGGAGGCCGAGCGCGCTGGCCGCATTACGGCGGTGCCGGTCGATCCCATCCTGCCCGTGCATACGGTCTGGGATCTGGGCATCAGTGACAGCACGGCGATCTGGTTCTTCCAGGTGGCGCGTGGTGGCCCGCAGGTGATCGATCACTACGAGGCCAGCGGATATGGCCTGCCGCACTACGCGGCCGTCCTGAAGGACAAGGGCTACACCTACGGCATCGACTACCTGCCGCACGACGCCCAGGCCCGCGAGCTAGGGACTGGCCGCACGCTGCAGGAGACGCTTCGGCAACTGACGGGCCGACACCCGCGCATCCTGCCGGCGGCCAACATCATGGACGGCATCAACGCCGGCCGCCTGACCATGGGGCAGGCCTGGTTCGACGCCGAGAAGTGCCGCGAGGGGTTGGAGGCGCTCCGGCAGTACCGGGCCGACTACGACCCCAAGGCGAAGACATTCCGCGACCGCCCGAAGCACGACTGGACGAGCCATAGCGCCGATGCGTGGCGCTACCTGTCCATGGCCTGGCGGGCGATGAGCGTCACTCAGACTAAGCCAAAGCCGGTGGATAGCTGGCGCAAGTCCAGTTCGGACGATCCTGTCGCTGGTTGGCGTGTGGCCTAAGTCATTAATTCGATGGGAAAAGGGAGCGCAAATTGCCGTCAGCACTGAGCGACTTCCTGGCCCGCGAGATGATAGGCCCGCCGGACGATGCCGCCTCCATGGGGCGTCCGGTCAATGCGCCTTACCCCGGTGAGCCCGACCCTGCCGCGCCTGACGTGGTGCTGGCTGAGGAAGCCGTAGAGCCCGATCCGAACGCCTATCCAGGCGATCTGGACCGGTTGCACAAGCGGCTGGTGCGGCGCTTTGAGGAAGCCGAGCAGGTGTCGTCCGGTGCCCGTGCGCTGGCCGAGCGGGATCGCGACTACACCGACAACTACGACGACGGGCAGTGGACCCCGGCCGAGAAGAAGGCTCTGCGCGAGCGCGGCCAGCCTGTCACCACGACCAACTACGTGCGCCGCAAGGTCGAGCTGCTGTCCGGTCTGGAGCGCAAGTCCCGCACCGACCCCAAGGCCTACCCGCGCACCCCGAACGAGGACAAGCGCGCCGACGTAGCCACCCAGGCGCTGCGGTTCATCTCGGACCAGACGAACATCCCGGTGGCCCGCTCGGCCGTCTACAAGAACATGATGGTCGAGGGCTTCGGCGGCGCCGAGATCGGCCTGGAGGACGACGGCAAGGGCGGCGCGGACATCACCGTCACCCATATCGAGTGGGACCGGCTGTGGTTCGACCCGCACAGCCGCTCGGCCGACTTTTCCGATGCCCGCTACCTCGGCGTGGTCCTGTGGATGGACATGGACCAGCTTGAGGACATGTACCCCAACGCCGAGGACGTGGTGGGCGACACCTTCGCCTTCGACGGCGGGACGTATGAAGACAAGCCGGGCGTCGTTTCCTGGCAGGACAACCAGCGCCGCCGGGCCCGTGTGGTTCAGCCGCACTGGATCGAGCGTGGCGTCTGGTGGACCGCGACCATCACCAAGGCCGGATTCCTGGCCGAGCCACAGCAGAGCCCGTTCAAAGATGCCCGCGGTCGCTCGGCCTGTCCGCTGATCTTGCAGTCCGCCTACGTCGACCGCGAGAACAACCGCTTCGGCATGGTGCGCGACCTGATCTCCCAGCAGGACAACATCAACAAGCGCGAGAGCAAGAGCCTTCACTTGCTGGCGGTCAACCAGATCGTGGCTCAGGCCGGCGCTGTGGATGACGTCGAGAAGGCGCGTCGCGAGGCAGCCCGCCCTGACGGCTATCTCGAGATCAACGGCGACTTGAGGTTTGAGGTCAGCCGCGGCGGCGACATCGCCATGGCTCACTTCCAGCTCCTGCAGCATTCCATCGCTGAAATGCAGGCCAGCGGCCCCAACGCATCCATGGCCGGCAATGACCCTCGCCAGCTATCCGGTCGGGCCATCCTCGCCCAGCAGGCCGGCGGTGCAGCGCAGAACGAGCCCTTGGCGGACAACCTGCGCGAGTGGACCCGCCGTGTGTACGAGATGTGCTGGATGGCCGTCCGCGAGTTCTGGACCGGCCAGCGCTGGGTCCGCGTGACCGACGACATGGGCGCGCTGCAGTTCGTGGGCCTCAACCGCCCCGTGACCGTGCAGGACCGCCTCGTGGCGATGCCGGAGGATCAGCGCGCCGCGGCAATGCAGCAGATGGGCCTGACGCCGGACGACCCGCGGCTGCAGCAGGTGCTGGAGATCGAGAACGACGTGTCCGACCTTGAGGTGGATATCACCATCGAGGAAGGCGCGGACATCCCGGCTCAGCAGGCCGAGGAGTTCCAGGCCATCACGCAGCTGGTCGGCTCGGTGCCGGCCCTGGCGACGCCGCCGGTTCTGGAGGCCCTGATTGCCAACAGCAGCCTCAAGAGCAAGAGCAAGCTCCTGGAGGCCATGAAGGGCATGCAGGAGGCTCAGGCGCAGCAGGCGCAGGAGCAGGCGCCGATGGCTCAGGCGCATGCCGAGGCCGATATCCGGGGCAAGAACGCTAAGGCCGCCGCTGATGAGGCTCTGGCAGCCGAGCGGACCCATGGCGCGGTGCAGAAGATTGCGACCGTCGAGAAGATGGTGTCGGAGAGCCCGGTGATGCCCGTGGGCGGGCCGGGGCTGCCGCCGAAGCAGCCGGACGGCGCAGCTTAGGAGCCGTCACGCCAAACGTTGGTGACCAGTTCTTCAACCGTATAGGACTGCGCTGTTTTGTTAGCATTCCCATCCCTACGGCGTAGATCCTTGATGCCGGAAGGGCCGACCTTAACAGTGAGCGCGGCGCCTCGATCATCGCTGGTGATGATCGAAAAGCGGACGTCTCTCGGCAACTGATGCTGCAACTTGGCGAATAGCCAGTCTAGCGGGATGGGGTTGTTGTCCGCGTTGATCTGCCACCCCGATGCGTATCCAGCGACTACGTGGCCATCACATAGCGTGGTCGTCTCCTGGCAGACCTCGGCAAGGTAGCTCGCGACCAAAGCGGCTTCGCGCTCAGTCATCAGTTCGCTGATGATGGTGTGGCGGTTGCCCATGCTGCGCTCCTAATAATGCGCTGATTATACGCCAGAAATTGCGGCTGAGCCAAACGCAAAGCCGCCATAGGTGACGCCGACCTCAACGGGCGATGGCCGCCGCCGGGCCACACCGGGCGCTTCGGAGACAATATGAGCGACAACATGAGCCGCTTCTTGGGTGATGAGCCCGAGGACGAAGGCGCCCCCGCGCCGGCTGCGGTCGAACAGCCGCAGCGCGACTTCGAGCCCGTGGCTGACCCGGAACCCGAGCCGGAAGCGCCTGCCGAACCGGATCCAGCCCCCGCTGAGCCGGTCGAAGCGCCTGCCCCCACAGGTGGTCGCATGGTGCCGCTGTCGGCGCTGGAAGCCGAGCGGTCCAAGCGGCAGGAGTTCGAGCGCCGCCTGGCGGAATTCGAGAAGCAACAGGCCGCACCTCGCCAACAGGCAGCGCCAGCCGCACAGCCGCCGCAGATACCGGACGAGATTGCCGGCGCCATCAATTCGAAGCTGGACACGTCCGAACTCCTGGCCCGTGACAAGCTGGGCGACGAGGTCGTCGACGAGGCGGTGGAGTTGTTCAAGGCATCCGCTGCCGAGAACCCGGCCCTGTGGCACACGCTCTACGGCCAGCGTCATCCCTATCAATGGCTGGTGACGCAGGCCAAGCAAGTGAAGCTGGCGCGGGAGATCGGTGACGATCCCGGCGCCTACGAAGCCCGTCTGCGGGCTAAGTGGGAAGCGGAGCAGGCCGAGAAGGCCGCAGCCGTACCCGACACCCTTTCCGCCCTGCCGCTGCCGCGCACCAGCCCGGCCGCAGGGCTGCAACCCTCTCTGGCACGCGCCCGGTCTGTGGCTGGCCGCGTGACGGTGGACGAGAGCGACCAGCCGCTTGGGGACATCCTGCGCGGTCGCTGAACGTGCCTGACGTGCCTTACCCGTCGCCGGGGTCAACGGGCGCTTCGTGGATGCCCCAGCGTGAATGGGGCTTAGGCCGCCGCCGAGCCGTGATCGGGCGCTTCGCAAGTAATCGCAAAGCAATCCCTTAATCACAGCTAGGAGTTTCGTGTCTTGGCAGACATGAATATTACCCCGGCACGCGCCGGCCTTACCCCGAAGTCCTGGTCCAAGAAGTTCTTCTCCGAGTATGTGCGCGCGAACCCCTTCGCGATGTACATGGGCGAGGACACCTCGGACATGATCCAGGTCCGCGAGGACCTAATGGCGAAGGAAGGCGACACCGTCGTGTTCCCCGCCGTCCGTCGCCTCGTCGGCGCTGGCGTCACGGGCAACCAGATCCTGGAAGGCAACGAGGAACTCCTCAATGCCCGCTCGATGGAACTGAAGATCACCTACTTCCGGCACGCCGTCGCGGTGTCGAAGTGGGATGAACAGAAGTCCATCGTGGACCTGCTGCAGGCTGCGAAGCCGGCGCTGTCCACCTGGGCGCTGGAGAAGATGCGCGCCGATATCATCCAGGCGCTGGGCAACATCACGGCCAACGGCAACGTGTCGGTGCCCTATGCCGCGGCCACCGCCTCGCAGCGCAACGCCTGGCTGGTGAACAACTCCGACCGCATCCTGGTCGGCGGCTCCAAGAGCAACACCAGCTCCGGCGTCATGTCCACGGCGCTGGCGACCATCACCGCGTCCAACAAGGTGACGGGCGCCACGCTGTCCCTGGCCAAGCGCCTCGCCAAGACCGCCAACCCGCGCCTGCGTCCGATCACGGTGAAGAACCGCGGCACCGGCACGGCGGAGGAGTGGTTCGTCGTCTTCCTGAACTCGCTGCAGTTCCGTGACTTCCGCAACGATCAGCCGGTCCTGGCCGCGCAGACCAATGCCATGGACCGCGGCAAGGACAACCCGATCTTCGTCGGCGGCGACCTGCTGTGGGATCAGATGATTGTCCGCGAGGTGCCGGAGCTCGGCGTCATCACGGGCGCTGGTGCCGGCGGCATCGACGTGGCGGCTGGCTACATGTGCGGCGCGCAGGCGCTGGGCGTGGCCTGGGCGCAGCGCTCCACCCCCATCCAGAACGTCCGCGACTACGGCGCGATGAAGGGCGTGGGCGTCGAGGAGATGCGCGGCATCGACAAGCTGCGCTTCGGCCGTGACCCGACCAACGACACGGACACCCCCATCGATCAGGGCGTCTTCACCCTGTTCAACGCGTCTGTGGCAGACGCCTAAGGAGCTGATTCCATGGCGAAAGAGCCTGAAGTGAAGCTGGAAGGCGAGCGCTTCCCCAGCCGTGGCGCGCAAGTTCGTCTCACTGGCGAGGCCCAGATGGCCGCGCGCGGTGGGATGGGCGGCGACATCATCGAGAACACCCTCGCCAAGAAGGCGCTGGAAGCGGACGGGACCGTTGCCGATGGCAGCACCCCGGACGGCTCCACGCTGACGGGCAAGCCGGCGCCGGACGTGGTCGTGACCACCGAGGGCGAGCCGGGCGGTGAGGTGCCGGCGGAGGAGGGCACCACGCGAGTGAAGGCCCAGCCACTCCCCGACCCTGAAGACACGCCGAAGCCTGTTCCCCGAGCCAAGAAGTAACGCCCATGCCCGTCACCGTGGAGGAACTTGGCCAGCGCGTGCTGCGCCGGCTGGGTCTGGCGCTGGTGGCGGGCAGCGAGCGCGCTGATACCGGCTCTGCTGTGTCGCTTTACGAGGTGGCACGGCAGGCGCTTCGTGTGGTGGGGGTCAACCCGGCCCCCCCATACGCCAATTCTGGGACTGTCGGCCCGCTGCTGATGGCGACCCGTGTCCTGCGCCGGATTGGCGTGGTTGACGCGAACGAGGCGCCCGAAACGGCCGACACCAACCTCGTGGGCGACAAGGTCCGCGACGCCAACCAGATTCTCCTGGCCTTGGGCATCGGCAACTGGTCGGTGGACTTCATCCCCGAGTACGTGGCCGAGCCGTTGGAGATCATGGTGGCCTCGCTGGCCGCCTCATCCTACGGCAAGCAGGGCAACCCTGACGCCTATGCCCAGGCGCTGAACGACATTCGGGCGATGGCCCTGAGTGGCACGCGCGGGCAGGAAATCGCCGAGCAGAAGGCCCGCCAGGCGTTCGGCATGGTCGTAGCTGCTGGCGTGGCCGACTGGGGCGCCGATGCGACGCCGGCCTACATGGCGCCTGCCCTGGTGCAGCTCACCGCCAACCTGCTGGCGCCGGTCTACGGCAAGCCTGCCGAGCCTGCCGACACCATCATGCAGTCAATGCGCCAGACCCTGCTGCTGGGTCCGCGCGGCCTGCAGATCGCGGCCGAGAAGGTCCGCGCTGTGCATGCCGACCTCGTGGCCCGCCGTCGCACTCGCTGGCTGCTGAACGACATTCCGACCGCTGCCGAGGAACCCTACGTCATGATGGCAGCGGTGCTGATGGCTCCGATTGCAAGCGTGCGTGTCGATCCGAACGACTGGGCGCTTGGCGACCGGATGATCACGAAGATCGTCGCCCTACCGTCCACGGGCGAAGTGGTTGTCGGGCAGTACTTCTGATGGCCGGTCGCACCATCTTCCTCACCGGCTGCCGCACCTATGGCCCCCTGGAAGCACCGCCCCAGCGCAACTTCATCGTCTCGTCCGGCGAGTACGTCCGCCTCTTCCTGACGGTCTATGACCGCGATGGCGATCCGGCGCCCCTGAACATGGCCGGCATGGCCGCATTCTTCAGCTTCGGCGGCGAGGGGCGGGGTCGGGATGGCACCTTCCTGCCGTTCGAAAGCGGGCAGGTCTACTTCGATCTGATCGGCGGGCTGACCCGCTATGGCCGCGGCCAGATCCCTTGGCGGGTGACGCTGGGCGACGCCGATGAGGCATCCGTCATCGCCTCCGGCAGCATCAACGTCATGTCCACATCGGGACACCGCCTGACCCGCAGCGCCGCGCTGGTGACGCCGGGCGGCGACTTCCTGGATGGCGATGGGAACGTGATCGGCGTCCCCCAGCCTGGCAGCGACACGGGCGTGGGCCCGGCGACGCTGCTGTGGGGCGATGGCTCCGCGCTCGGATGGGAAGACCTCTCGCCGGTCGACTACGAATGAACAACAGACACGGAGCCCGGCCCTCATGAGCGCCACGACGAGCCCCGTCCGCATCTCGAACCTGACGCCCTATCCTGGCCCGCTGCAGGGCGTGGGCGACATGCCGCTGGATGATGGCGCCAACGCCTACAAGGTCAGCCCGCCGGTTCTCGCGGCCTACTCCGTGGGTAAGGCCGAGGCCTACAACAACGGCCTGGTCAATGCGCTGGACCGGTCTGTGGCCGGGCGGCTGCGCGAGGCGGTGTCAGTCTGGGACTTCCTGCCCACCAGCGCGCAGACGTTGATCGAAAGCGGCGCCCGGTTCGACATCACCGACGCTTTCCAGAAGGCGATGGCGGCTGGCCGGCGCTCGGTCGTGCTCCCCCCAGGCAACTACCACGTCGGCGGGCAGATCAGCTTTGGGCGGTCGGAGCAGGCGCTGATCATGAACGGCGCCAATATCTCGGCGGCCGGCACCTTCGACCTGTTCTCCGTCCGTGGCGTCGATAACTGTATGCTGGAGGGCGGCTTCGTCGACGCTGGGGGCCTGAATGGTACCACCGTGAAGGTGGCGTTGGCGGGCCGGACCCGGCTCGCTCGCTTGCAGGTCAACAATGCCCTCAGGGGCGTGCTGATGGCCGGCGTCAACAATGTCACCATGTACGACCTCAACTTTGGCGGGATCCGGGGGGAGTTCGGCTACCGGGTGACGCACGAGGGTCCGGTCAAGACCGACATCGTCCGCATGTATGCCTGTGGCGCGACTGGCACGGATGCGTCCGCGCTGGCCGGCATGGTTGGCCTCCACCTGCTGGGCGACGCGGCCTCCGTCGAGGCCTACGGCGTTCACTTCGTCCGCCCTGGAATCGGCCTGCTGTCCGAGACGTTCGAGGGTCGCACCCCGTTTGGCTTCAATGCCACCTCCTTTGCCGCGGCGGACTTCTCGGCCTTCCAGAACGTGTGGCTGAAGGCCGGGTCCAAGTTCTACTTCGGCGTGGGGTTCTACGGCCACGCGGCG